CAACAATCCAATAAATTTATATTTAAGGTTATGGAGAAATTACCATTATTCAGGTTTGTAGTTGGCGAAGATGACGAAGCGGAAGTTACCGCAGTAGCTTTAGTTGATTACCCCGCAATAGAAATGAATTGGCAGGCTTTCAAATCTCAGAATTACCGATTTAAAGCCGATAACGAAAAGAGAATTATATCAGGCCCGTTAATGGTTGCCGATTTACCTATCTATCGTAGAGATGAAGAAGGCGAATACTACGGAGTTTTCACCGCTCAAGATATTTACAACCTTAGAAATAAGTTTAGTAAAAACAATTTTGGCCAAGAAGTAAATAAGATGCACGAACCTACTCAATTTATTGAAGGGGTTTATATGATTGAATCTTTTTTGATAGATTCTAAACGTGGTATCAACTCTCCAAACGGATTCACTCTTTCTGATGGTTCGTGGTTCGGTTCGTATAAAGTCGATAACGAAGAAGTTTGGAACGAATTTATTAAGTCGGGCGAGTTCAAGGGTTTCAGTGTGGAAGGAACGTTTAGGAGAGAGAAAGTACAACCTAAAGAAAAGGATTTAATCGATAAGATAAACGACATTTTAAGTCAGATTGAAGAATAAAGCAACAAAAAAAAACATATCTATTTATAATTAAAGTTTGAGAAAATGAAAAAACAAGAAGCAATAGACGCAATTCGCAACCTACTTAAGTTTAGCGAAACGCAAAAAATGGCAGAGGCTAAATTAGCTGATGGCACTATCGTTCAATGGGAGGGTGATTTAGGCGAAGGCGTGGCAGTAAATGTAATTGGTGAAGATGGGAACGTAATGCCCGCACCTGATGCAGTTCACGTTTTAGAAGATGGAACAGAGATTACAACCGTAGGCGGATTAGTTACTGACATCAAACCTAAAGAAGAAAAAGTAGAGGTTGAAGTTGAAATGGCAAGCGAGTTTGAGCAAATGTTCGCTACTCACTTAGAAACTTTCAATCAATTTGTTGCCCGTTTAGAAGCATTAGAAGCTAAGTTGAGCGACAATGAAAGCAAGTTTGCTGAAATTAAAGAAACAATCACCAACACAGAAACCAACGTAAACGAAAAGTTTAGCAAGGTTTTAGAAATCGTTGAGAAGATTGCAGACGAACCCGCAGCAACTATCGAACCCGTTAAGCACGTTTTATTCAAAAAGAAATCGGATAAGTCTAAGTCCGTAGTTGAAATGTTCAACGAGTTAGACAAACAAACAAGAAAAGGTTAAACCAATTAAATAAAAAATATTATGTCATTTGTAGTAACATCACTAACTAATTACACTAAGACAAACGAGAATATGTTACTCGTTAAGTCTTTCTTTGAGCCTAAAACTGCAACTTATATGCAGAAATTAACGGGTGTAAAATCTTCTATCCAACTTCCTAACTTGTCAGATACTTTGATTTGGCAAACGGGCGGAACTTGTGGACTTGTAAACGCATCAGGAGATACCTCTATTACCGCTCGTACTCTTACCGTAGGTAGGATTAAAGCCGAGAAGTCATGGTGTATCGCTGATTTGGAAGCCAAGTACACTCAGTTATTACTTTCGCCAGGTTCTCAATATGAGTCTTTACCAGGTGGAATTGACCAAGCGTTTATGGAAGCCGTAATGGGTGCGCAAGGTGAGAACGTAGAAAAAGCAATTTGGCAAGGTGATACAACCGCTTGGCAAGATTACTTGAATAAGTTCGATGGACTTATCAAGATTATCGGTGCAGCATCGGGAACTATCGCAGCTAATGCAGCAGCCTACATGACTCCCGTAACCGCAGTTACCGCATCAAACATCTTAGCAGTATTGCAAGGTATTTACAACGCTATCCCAGTTGAGTTAATCGACAAACAAGATTTGAGAATCTTCATCGGTACTGATTGGGCAAGATTGTATCAAATGGCTTTGATTAATGCTAACTTGTACAACTTCATTCCAAGTGCTGATTCATTAGGCGAGTTCTTCTTATACGGAACTAACGTAAAAATTGTTCCCGTTGCAGGTTTGAACTCTACTAACAAGGCTTATGCTTTGAGAACTTCAAATATGTTCTTAGGAGTAGATTTGGAGAACGAAGAAGAAGAATTGAACGTATGGTATTCTCAAGATTACGACACCGTATACATGAGAATGAAGTTCAAATTAGGAACTCAAATCGGTATCACAACCGAAGTAGTTAAATTCACATTGTAATTAATCGGGGAGGGTAACACCTCCCCATAATCATTTTTAAATATGGCTTGTGCAATTGTAAGCGGATATTCATTAGACTGCAAGGATACGGTAGGAGGTATTAAAAAAATCTACATTACCGAACTTGCAAATGTTACGACCGTTGCGGAGAACGCTTCGGGGTTTGTAACATCAATTACTAAGGCAGCAGCTACCAAGTTTTACACCTACGCACTTGAGGCAAGGGGTCAAAATAACTTCTCACAAAACATTCAGGCAGATGCTACCGTTGGAACGGTTGCGTTTGAACAAACTATTACCGCTAACTTTGTTAAGTTACAATATGAAACACAAATCAAATTGGAAAACTTAATCAAGAATCGTTTAGCCGTTATTGTTGAAACAATGGATGGAAGTTATTGGCTTTTTGGTAAACTCAATGGTATGGAAGTAACGGGCGGTTCTGCCAACTCTGGACAATCAATGAACGAATTTCAAGGTTATCAACTTACATTCTCAGGGATGGAAAAGAACCTTGCAAACGAAGTTGATTCAACCATTATTTCAGGTTTGCTCTCATAGGGGTATTTGTCATAGTTTTAGTATTGCATCAAGAGCCACTCTTTAATTAGGGTGGCTTTTGTTTTTTAAACAAATTAGTTTAATACCTCTATTTATTAGTAATGATACAATTTACGAAAGGTTTAGAGAATAATGTAGTCGTTACGTTGACAGAAAACGCAACCGCTACGGGGTTTATCTACCTATTTTTATTTAAAAATCAACAATCGGCAGTAGATTATTACTTCATTGCCACAGATATATCTCAATATCCCGAGCGATATAATGAGTTTTTAGTAGAAGAAAAGGCAAACGCTAACACATTACAAGGTGAAGTTTCATTAGGTAATGAGGGTTTCTACGATTATTTCGCTTATCAAACCTCAATAAGTTCAACTACGGGATTGACTACCGCAGCAGATGCAGTTCAATACATAGTAAAAACTCTTGAACAAGGTTTAGTTTGGGTAATTCCTACCGAACAAGACATCGATAAATACAATCCTCAAACAGATACGGCAATCGTTTACGAACAAGAATAAACATGGAAAAGAAATCTTATACTCCTTCGGTTATGGTACTAAAGTTTACGAACGATAAAGTACCTTTATTTGTTGAACCTCGTAAACAAGATAGGGTTAAATTTGTAAAGTATGGTGAGAATAACGATTACCCTAATTTCCTTTTAACTTTATTCAATAGAAGTGCTAAGCATAACGCTATTATTACCTCGAAGCAATCTTATATCAAAGGTCGTGGGTTTTACTTCGATGAAACGGGAATGGATGGTGAGCAAATCGCTTCACTTAAAGCGTTTATAGATGCACCAAATGAATACGAATCACTCGATGATTTATTGGATAAAACCGTATTAGATGAAGAAATTTTCGGAGGTTTTTACATTCATGGTATAAACAAAAAAAGTGGTGGGTTTGGTCAAATATTCCACATGGATTACTCTAAGGTTAGAAGTAACGAAACTAACACAGAGTTCTACGTTTCTGACCATTGGTTTAATGAGGATGGTTCGGAGAATACTAATATTAAACCCGAAGATTACACCGTTATCCCTTTATACGACCCGAACAAAAAGCAGAAAGAGTGGATATTTTACTACAAGTCTTATAGACCTGGATTAAGTACTTACACTCTACCTGAATACATAGGGGCAGTTCCCGCAATTATTACAGATGCGGAGATTGCTAACTTTCACAGAGCGGAAATTCAAAACTCTTTCAAAGGTTCTAAAATGATTATCTTCAAAAATGGAGTACCATCAGATGAAGAAATGAAAACCACGAAGAGAAAGTTAGAG